GATCTCGCCCGTATCTATGTTAAATACGTGTTCGACACCCACATCTTCGGGCGGGTTATGGCGTAAGGGTAGGATCAAGCGTAAGCCCTTGCGATTCAATCCGGCCTTGTTCTTCTTCAAACGTTAATTCAGGCTCATACATCTCGCCGTATTTCATGTTGTAGAAGAAAGTTTGCTGGCTGATAGCGCCACCTTGGAGCATTCCAAAGAGTGCGGTCATTTGTTCAGGTGTTAGTGAGGCATCGCTGTAATCGGTGTTTAGCTCGACAGTAACGTCACCCGATATCCCCATCCAATCGCGCATGATCTCCAAAATGCGAGTAAGTGAGCGAGCGCGCTTCTGTGCTACTGCAGCCAATACACTGGTTTCGCCGCTCTTGCGGATTCGTACAGTATCAGTAGCCTCAGCTTGGTTTTTTTCAGCGTCCAAGAATCTAGCGCCCAATACGGACATTTGCGCCTTTTTCTCTTCTTTGATTTCTTTGAGCGTGTCTAGCCCTTTGCCTTCAAACTCCAAAAACCATGCCTTAGCGTCTGGATTTTGCGCGGCATGACCACCAGATGCGCCCAAGCAGAAAGGCGAACCTTCGTCAAACTCAAAGCCAGCGAACATGGGGGTGGGAATTGCCGTAAAGTGCGCACCATGCTCTAAATCCACATCGGTGCGAAAGTGCGAAAGGTTGATATTAACTAGATCAAGTATAGGCGGTCTTGTGGTTTCAAAGTCGCAGATAAACGGAATGAAATTAAGAGGCGCGCCATTCATTAGCGGGATAATGTCATCGCCAAATTGCTGCAACGCGCCTTTGCCGTCCTCGCGGTAGATGCGCTGCAAGTAAACACCATCGACCAACAACAATCGGCGCTCTTGCTCAATCTCTTTGCGCTCAATATCGCTAACCCACTCTTCGACACACTCGGTCAAGCGCACCATAACCAATTGCGCAGCATTGTTCACGCGGTCATATCGCCAATCAATGATAGATTCTGCTTTGTACTCTGCAACATAAGGGCGAAGGTTAAGCGCTGCAACTTGGGCTTGCGTCATTCCTGCGCTGTTTACGTTTGGGCGCTCGATTAGATAACCGACTCGACCGATAACTAAATCTTCGTAAAGTGATTCGGCAACGAAATCATCTATGCCGACTTTTGAGTCTTTTGCGAGCGTTAAATCTTCAAGCACAGGCGTAAACAGCGAAGGCATTTTAGAAACATCTACGGGCTTGCGCGTTACCATGCCGACCAAACCGTCCACCGTTCGCCCTGAGGCGTTAAACAAGGTGGCGCGGCCTATCATGGCCTTATATTCGTCACTTTGCTGATTCGATAGCTTGGGCGCGACAGTTTGGATACGATCCCACGCCTTGAGCGAGTCGTCACCCTCGACTGTTACGCGGCACTTCTCCCAAATCGGCAAGAGTTTCGCATATTGTTTGTGCGGTTCTATTTTCATCGCGCAGCCCTAATAGATTTTGGCTAATAATATCACAAGCCTGATAGTTTAACAGCTTTGGCAATGTTCGCGCCTTGCGGCCATTCAACATCCACGCAATAGCCTATAGCTGTAGTGATGTGTTGATATTTGTTTTTTTGGTCTTCTTGGAATGTTGAACCCGCTTGCAGTTGTACAGTTGCCAATCCTTTATGGCACCACTGCGCGGTCTTTGGATTAACAAACAATGTCACCTCACCCGATGCGGTTTGTATTTTGGTGCGCACTGCGTTTTGTCGGTCTTTTATCGCTGGGTGTGCGTGCTTTACTTTTCGCGTGTACTTCCATCCGTGTTCCTTCAATACACCTTCGATATCTGTATAGTCCGAGGCATGTCCATGTTTTTCACCTGCACGGCCTGCTGGGTCGCCGTATATTAATACGTGCTTGTTTTTGTGGTCTTTGTACTTATCGACAAACTCTAGCGCTGATTGCTTGCTGATAGCGCTCTCTAGCACAATCTCATCTAATAGATAAAGACTATTGCCACGCTTTACACCTATAGCACTACTCAATGGTGTATAGTTTTGGTCGTGCATCCACATAAGCTGCTCATGTGGCAAAATTCTTTCGTCCGTCTCGTTGTGCTTACCATATCCCTCATAGATTCTACCGCCAGCGGTCTCGAAGCTTGCCTCCCATTCCTGCTTGAATTGCCGGTCGCTCATGATTGAGCGCATCAAGGCAATATCTTCGGGAGGCAAAATTTCCGAGCTTTTCCAGTGAAACACCTGAAAGTTTTTATCTAGTCCAGCTTTGGCTTTTTCGCATAGGTCGTAATAGTGATTTAGACCATCAGGCACACCAAGCAACCAACACCATGCGCGGTGATCGGGATCAAGCGGGCTAACAGTGTTTAATGCTGGCAGAATGTTCGCTTCCCATGCCTCGCTCTTGATGTCTGCAAACTCGTCTATGCCGCCACCAGTCCAAGGTATACCTTCGATGCGTTCAGGCTTATCCAATCCGATCACATGAATCTCAGAGCCGTTAGCAAGGTAAATAATTAAATCCGACTCACTAGGTCGCTTAGGTTGAGCTGAAGCAATGCAGAAATCCTTTAAGTCTTTCCAAAATATTTTTTTGGCCTGCCCGTAAGTTGGCGCGGCGGCAAAATACATGCCTTGCTTGCGGTTAGCCTCTTTGACCAAGAAACGCTTAAATCTTTCAGTCTTTCCGCTTCTTCGCCCAGCAGGAACCAAAGGAAAACGAACTCCATTAGGCACAGCCTGAACAAGCGCGCACTGAACAGAGTGATCTCTGAGCGGATACCAGCGGGCAAGATTACGCTGTACTGCAAGAGGTAGCTGCGCGGTCATTAGTTGGGCTGCTTGTTGATTAGCTGCATTAGGGCTGCGGCTAGGTCGTCAGCAGGTGCTTTTTCGTCTGGCTTTTCTTTCCATCCTGCCCTCGTTTTCATCCAGAAAATCATCGCGGTCGTGTCGCCAGCCTTTGCCTTATTGAAAAGCGACCCGCCAATAGTCGCATTTGCTTTTGCAAGCGCAAGATCAAGTTCATCGCGATAATGCAGGCGAAGTGTCTTTGCGTCTATGTCGAGGATGCGCGCAATATCTTCCTGCGGCGTGCCAACCATTGCGTGCATCATCACGGTGTCGCGGGTTATTTTTGTTGGGCCGTGTTTCATGCTTTTGCCATCCCGTACTCACCAACGCGGCCATTTATAAACATATCGTTAAACTTATCGCCGCTCGCTTCGTGGATAGCTTCTTTCCCAGTAAAATCCTGCCAGCGCTTGATAATCACATCGCAATATTTTGGGTCTAGTTCCATTAGGTAACCGACACGGCCATTTTTCTCTGCGGCGATCATTGTTGTGCCGCTTCCACCAAAGCTGTCGAGAACAATATCGCCGCCCTTGGTGTTGTTCAGCATTTGATACTCAAAAAGCGCGACAGGCTTCATTGTTGGGTGCTCGCCATTTCTTTGCGGCTTATCAAACTCTAGGATGGTTGTTTGCTTTCTGTCGGCAGCCCATAGGTGCCCAGCGCCTTCCTTCCAACCGTATAAGCAAGGCTCATGCTTCCAGTGGTAATCTTGTCGCCCCATAACGAGCACTGATTTTTTCCATATCAAGCACTGGCGAACCTTCCAGCCTGCGTCATATGCTGCGCCACGGAAGTTATACCCCTCCGAATCAGCGTGCCAAATATAAAAAACTGCGCCAGCCTTCATGACTGCATCAGCGGCGACATAGCAGTCTCTCAAAAACTGCCTGAACTCATCGTTACCCATTGAGTCGTTTTTTATGGTAAGAGAATCTTTAGTTTTACCCTCGTAAGCTACATTGTAAGGCGGGTCAGTCAGCCACATATCAACATCACGACCAGCACAAAGCACACCGAGCGAATCTATCGAGGTCGAATCCCCACACATAAGCCTATGCTTGCCCATAACCCAAACGTCACCTAAAACGGTAACAGGATCGGCAGGCGGCTCCCCACAAGAATCCTCGTCAGTAAGCCCAGCCTCTAACTCTTCAATTTGAAGCGCGTCAATCTCATCAAGACTAAAGCCTGTTAGCTCAAGATTGAAGCCAGACTCAGTAAGATCCGCAAACTCTACACGCAGCATTGCGTCATCCCATCCGGCGTTTAATGCCAGCTTGTTATCAGCTATCACATAGGCGCGCCGTTGCGCATCAGTTAGATGATTTGCCTCGATGCAAGGCAATGACTCAAGCCCAAGCTTTTGAGCCGCCAAGACGCGCCCATGGCCTGCTATGATGCCTTTTTCGCCATCGATGATAATAGGGTTTAGGAATCCAAACTCGCGGATGCTTGCAGCTATTTGAGCGACTTGCTCATCGGAATGTGTTCGACTGTTTCTAGCGTAAGGAATCAATGACTCCACGCTTATTTTTTTATAGTCGGGAAATGCTTTATTTTCTTGCGGGTAATCTTGCTCGTTTCCACTGGCCACTGACCAATCCTCACGCTATCACGGCACCGCCGCTAATAGGTTGAGTATAACATAATCCAAAAATAAAAAAGCACCGATATTATCGAGGCAAGGCAGGAGTAAAGGCTGTAACCAATATCCTACGAGGTAGTGCGACAGGAGTAAAACTTAATTCGCCAACTGAGTAACCGTAATCGTCATAGCAGCCCCTGATCCAGCGTGTGCGATGTTCAGAGCGGCTAAGCCTGCCCCTTCGATGATTCGCTCATCAGCGGCGGTTAAATCAATCGTAGCGGCTGGGCTGAATGCTGTGAATCGGGTCGCGCCAATAATTCTCTTTGTGATCGTCAATGTACCTGTGATGTTGCCAGTAACGGCTACGACAGTGCGGGTAAGCGTATGGTCTGGATCGAGCATGATGTCGGCATTAGTGCCAGCCGTTAACACTTGCTTTGTGGTTACTGATCTTACTGACATTTGCGTCCCCTGGTTTGCGTTTTGGTGATTGTAACGCTTTGAGAATTATTTGGCTACCTTGCGTTTTCCGTAAATCATGTGCAGCGGGATTGTGACGAATAGCGCTGGCATGAAAAAAATGAATGCGGCGATATTGAGAATCCAGAACATGGGTGAATCCTTTTGGGTGGGTTGTGCTGCAAAGTTTACATATAAACAAATAAAAAAGCAAAACAAACAATTGACAACCAAAACAAACATAGCCACACTACGCAAAACAACCAGAGAGGACTAAGCGTGGAAAAGAACATATCTCAACGAGCAATCGAAACAGCAGGTGGCCCAACAAGGCTTTCCGAGTATTTTTCAGTAACACCACAAGCGATAAGAAACTGGGGGCTTAGAAACAAGATCCCAGCAGAGCATTGTTTTCCAATTAGCTGCTTGACTGGCTGTGTTTTTCAGCCTCATCAACTCAGACCTGATATTTTCGATGAAAATCAAATAGCACAAAAAAAATAGGCGGTTGCCATGCATTATTTCAAACGAAATATTGGCGACTACCATAAAAAAGCTGGTCGCTTAACAATGTTAGAGCACGGAGCGTACACGCTTCTTATCGATTCGTGCTATGACCGTGAACGGTTCCCTACAAAAAGCGATGCAATTGACTGGTGTTGGGCAAGAACACCCGAAGAAATAGCTGCAGTAAGCTTTGTTTTAGAAAAATTCTTTATTTTAGAGGGTGAATTTTATGTTCAAAACCGGATTAGTGAAGAAATTGCAAAATATCATGAAAATGCTAAGACAAACAAAGAGATAGCGTTAAATCGTGAAGCAAAAAGAAAACTTAAAAAGAACGAACCGTTAGAGAATTCACACGAACCGTGCACGAACCTCCACCTAACCAAGAACCAAGAACCAAGAACCAAGAACCAATATAAAGATATCGATGCTACGCATCTCACAAATTCTAGCGAATTTGGGCGTGTTCCGATTCAGCAAATTGTTGATTTGTTTAATTCATCGTTTCCAGAATTCCCACATGTACAGAAAATAACGGCAAAAAGGAAGAAATTGATAATCGCTAGGTGGAATGAGTTTACGGATCTTCAAAGCTTGGAGTCTTTTAAAAAATTCTTTGGGGTTATACGTGATTCTGATTTTTTGATGGATAGAGAAAAAAAATGGTTAGGGTTTGATTGGATATTTGAGCAGGCCAATTTTTTAAAGATTTACGAAGGCAATTACGATAACGGTGGCGAAAAATGAGATTTTCAATCGAAGCTGAGCAGTCGATCATTGGCGGTCTATTGCTTGACAGCTCCCGCGTTGACGATGTGCTTGAGGTTATATCTTGGGAGGATTTTTACCGCCAAGACCACCAGCAGATTTTTAAGGCTATTCAGGCGCTTTCAACCGAAAGCCGCGTAGTCGATACGATCACAGTGTCAGAAGCCATGCACATGGCGGGAGAGCTTGAGCGGTGCGGCGGCTTGGGCTACTTGGTGGAAATGGCAAACAACACCCCCAGCACTGCAAATATTTTGGCTTACTGCCAGATTATTTCAGATCGTGCCATGGAGCGTAAATTTTCGCGTGCTGGTGTTGCGATTAGTGAGATTGGCGGAAACGAGCAAATCCCGCTTGATGAAAAAATCAACATGGTGCATTCGGAGTTCGCGAACCTTGAGCGCACCGACATTGACGGGATTCAAGATTTTAACGATCTAATCAAGGCCGAAATCCAAGAAATCGATAATAAATTCAGAGGACAGTCAGACCAAGGGTTAAAAATAGGCATAGATGCCCTTGATTTGCGTTTTGGTGGCATTGAGAGCGATGACCTAGTCGTACTGGCAGCCAGACCGTCAATGGGCAAGACGGCGCTTGCAATGAGCTTTGCGCTTAACGTGGCTCGCGCGGGTGGTGGTGTTTTGTTTTTCAGTCTTGAAATGGGTCGCCAGCAGGTCATGAAGCGGTTTCTTTCTGCTGCGGCCTCTATCCAGTATCAAGCGATACGAGACGGGAAACTTGTTGAAGAAGACTGGCCTAAGCTTTCGTCTGGAGTTCAACACCTTAAGGATTTGCCAATCTATATCGATGAGCGCGCCTCTCTGGATGTAAACCGAGCGATGGCAACAGCTCGCAAATATGCGCGAAAAGGCAATCTAAAGCTGATCGTGGTGGATTACCTGCAGTTGATGACATGCAAAAGCAAAACGCGCTTTGATGAGGTTTCAGAAATCTCAAGAAAGCTTAAGGCGATGGCAAAAGTAACCAAGTGCCCAGTGATTGCGTTATCACAACTAAGCCGTAAAGTTGAAGAGCGCAGGCCACCAATTCCAAACAATGCGGATTTGCGCGAATCTGGGCAGATTGAGCAGGACGCCGATATTATTATGTTTATTTATCGCGATGAAGTTTATAACCCCGACTCATGGGAAAAAGGCACAGCGCAAATTCACATTACAAAATTTAGGAATGGCGAAACTGGCATTGATCGAATCGCGAGTAAGCTTGAATTTTCACGCTTTGAAAGCATGCCGAAAGGATGGGCGGCACCGCTTAATCAGTACCAAGAAGATAACAAAAAATGGAAAAATGCAGTCAGTGAAAGAGGGTTTAAGGGCAGAAAGGAGCGCGATGAATAATGGCAATTCCACAAAATTATATTGATGATTTGCTGGCTCGCGTTGACATTGTTTCAGTGGTTGATGCGCGTGTTAAGTTGAAAAAAGCGGGTAAAAATTACAATGCTTGCTGTCCTTTTCATGATGAAAAAACGCCATCATTTACGATCAATGAAGCAGATCAGTTTTATTATTGCTTCGGTTGCGGTGCCTCTGGGAATGCCATTGGTTTTGTGATGAATTATGAATCATTAGGCTTTACGTTTGCAGTTGAAAAATTGGCTGCTTTGGTTGGAATGCCTAAGCATGAAGAACAATACTCCGCGCAAAAACAAAACGTAGTAGGCGCAAAAAGAAGAGAGCTAGAGAGAAAGCTTGCAGAAGAAAAATATTTTCTTAAGTTTTATAAGGCTTCAATCGATAGCGGTACAACACCAAGTAACGAAGATGTAGAAAGGGCTGAATTAGCAGCTAAAAATGTAACTTTAATCAGTGACCAGTTGAGTAGATAATATGGACGAACAAATAAAAGTATACGGCATAAACGCAACGATACTAGACCACGGCAAAGTAAATGGCCGTCAAAAATGGCTAATAGATATTACTCATTGCGGCGGCACTGCCATTGATAGAATTCAGTCTTGTGTTGATTATCGCTTTAAGCAAGGATGTCGCTCTATTTCTGAAAATATAATTGATACCGGATCATCTTATCTAACGTGGTCTTGGTGGCCGTATGTTCGCGGATCATCGTTTTTAATTACGTGTAGATGCTCGCATGAGCTTGATCCAGAAACCGCTAAAAAGCTGATTGAGCGAGGAATGAATAAAGCGTGGAAAGAAATGAACAAAGTAATATCTAAAACCAAAAAGGAGCAATCAAAATGAACGAAATAATCACAGAACTCGTAAACCCACCAATCCCTGTACGCACACACGACTGGTCTGCCGTTCGCCGCGACTATGAAGAGGGCGGGCTTGTTGGATGGGGCGAAACTAAGCAAG